ATATTCTTTTTGATATTCAAAGACAAAGTTATCAGATGAGTTTGAAGCGTATTGTTTATAAGCTCCGTACCTTGCCCATTCATTTTTAATATCTGGGAAACCTGCTTTGTGTAATTCTCTTGCGTCCTCAAGGGTCATGCCGTTAATAGCATTTGCACCTTCTACAGTTGCTTCAGTAGCTTTCTCTTTTTCTTTTATCTGAACGTACTTTCCTAATGCTTCACTTACTCCAGATAAAGATTTAGCTAACACTTGTGAACTGCTATCTATAATTCTACGACCTGAACCCACATTAACTGAAGGAGTTGTTCCAATACTACTTATTGAACCTGTTGTTATATCTGTATCTATTTTTGCCATTTAGTTTCTATTTAGGAGATTGCCAATTTATTGATGAATTTGTTGCTGTTGCATCTGGTGTTGCAGGAGCACTAGCGTTCATAAACGCCATTGATGAGTTAGCTGCAGCTCCAATTGCATACATTCCAAAATTAGGTTTAGCTGCTAAAGGTAAACTTAAAATTTGATTAGTAAACTGTCTGTTGTAAGCAAGTCTGCTATCTTCAATACTAATAATTACATTCTCGTAATTTGTATCAACAACTCCAAAAGCTCTACCTTCATTTCTTTTCACGTCATTAATTAAATAATCAAAAGAGTTACCTTGAATACCTCTTTCAAATAATTGGACTTTAGCTGATCCTGTTTTCTGTTTAGCTTCTAGCATTAATTTAAATTTCTCACCTGCTGATTTATCAAACTCAACTGATTTCTTTTTCTGTAAAGATATATCTGTGTAGATAGCTTCATTATTAATTCTTTTTGCTGTAGCGAAAGTAGTATCGTTGACACTTTTAGCTTGTGCTTTATCGTTCTTGTACTGAACGTACGCACTTCCAAACTGCATTGCTGCATAAGCATAAGGGTTACACATATTTAAATTTTAATAAATTCATAAAAATCTATTCCTTCTATTTTTGTTTTGTTAATTATTTTAAATCCACACCATTTAATCCAACGTAAATGAACTTCGTTTCGACTATCTATAAAATTCCAAAGAATTGGATATAAGTCTTGCATTTCTTTAACTCTATCTTTGCATTGGCGTGCAAACGGTAAAGCTATTTCTAAAAATCTATTTGTCCCTAATAAAAAAGGTGACCCAACCATGTGGTTTTCTGTAGGACATACACCGTACATCGCTATAAAATTTCCATCTTTAATTATTGATCTGCACATTTTTGCAGTCTTAAAACCCCTAACGACAGGTTTTAAAGGGTGTTCTTTTGTTATAGTTACAACTTCATTAAAATCATCAAGTCGAAGATCATCTATTAATAGTTTACAATCTTTTTCAATGCTTTCTCTTTCTTCAATCATTAAGATATATTTCTAGTCGACAAGATTGAGAATATACCCGTCCATTCTGCCGATAAGAAATTACAAGGTAGGTAACTATTATTTTCAACTGTAATTGTTACGTCTTGATTTCTACATTGAATAGGCACTTTAAAATCTCCACTATCGGGATAAGGCGTACCTAATATAAAACTACTTGAACCTAGTATTTGTCCTGTAAATTTATATACACCTGCTGTTCTTGCTTTAGGTGCTACAGTAACTTCAAAATAACCACTATCACCGTAAATCAAAGCAACCTTTTTAAGTTGTAATCTTCCTGCACTAATAGTTGAACCTGCTCCAGTAGATTTAGTTTCTCTCGCATAGAAAGTAGAAAATTGATATTTAAAATTATACTTCCTACCTACAAAACATGGATAAGCAGAGTGATCTCCTATTGAAGTAATAGTTGTTGAAGTAGGTTGTACTACAGTTAAATTTCTTCCTTTTTTAGTTACTTGCCAAGATCCGTTATAAACTACTTCCATTGGATTACTTTCAGGATAAGGAGTTGTCCAAGTCGTCAAGTTTGTACCACTTGCATAAACACCTGTAACTGTTGCCTTCCTATCTAGTAAGACAGGAAAGTTTAAATTTGTATCTACTTCGTTGGCTTTTAAATTCATTCTTTCAACGTAAGTACCATCAGCTCTTTTAATAATTAAATAAGCAAAGTTTTGAATAATATCTATTCCTAAAATAACATCTGTACTTGCAAATGAATATGTAGACCATGATCTTTGTAAAGCTTTTTGGTTTGTATCAAAATAATATTTATAAACAAAAACTTTACTTCTATCTCCATCAGATAAAGCATAAAGAGTTTTTTCTCCTGAAGAACCTTTAAGTGAATAAATATTTGCTGAAATATATCTAGGTAAATTAATTGTCGTATCAGTAGAATCTTTAACTACACCATCACTCGATATATAATATTCTGAAACACCACTATATGAACCTCTATTACTAGCAAAATAAATATTTTGACCTAACCCTATGGGTTTTACTTTGTCAGAAATTTCATACTCTGTTGCTTGGTTAATAGATACAGTTTTAGCTGTAAGTGTTTCCTCTGGTTTTAAAATAAATTGTGATTGATCTGAAAACAAAATCAATTCTTCATTAAACGGTACTGCGTATTTTAAAATACTAACTTTATTGTGTGACATAGAAATATCAACAACATCATCATCTTGTGTAGTAGTTACAGTCGTATAATAAAAATTAAAAAATTCTCCTGCTTTAGAAAAGATTACATTTTCATCAGAACAAAAACCCAATCTGTTTCTGTAGAAAAACATATCATTTACTTTAGTACCTATAAATGATGGATCTGGGTTTGTTTCTGCGTCTCCACATTCTCTACTTTTCCACGAAGGGTCATCATAATCTACACCACTAATAGTGTAAGTACCTCCATCACACGGTGTAAATCTAAAATTACCATCTGCTGTTCTAATAAGTACAAAAGGCATGGTAGTTGCAGATATGCTATTATCTAAACCATCTTTAACTGTCTCAACCCAAGCGTTACCGTCCCACTTGACATAATAATTATCAAATTGAGTACCACTATCTCCTGTAATTTCGATTAAAAAATCTGTGTAGCCTTTGTAAGGTAAATCAGAAAAGTTTTGAGTTTTATCTTTTAACATTATTAAACCATCTCCACCTAAACCGTCTGAAACTGCTGCTGTAAATGTTCCTGAATTTTTCTTTACATAGATTACAGATCCGTCTCTAACAATTGTGTACCCAGATAAATTACTATTTAAATCACTTGTTAATTCAGTAGCGATGTTATCTGTAGTAATTGAACTTGCGTTACCTGCGTTTGAATTATCTAATGTTTGAAAACTAGCAACTTCCGTACTATCTATAACAATTTTATAAGTTGTTTTGTATTGACCATTTTTAATAAAGAATAAAGCTTCGTCAGGTCGAGAAGTTGATGCACTTCCTGATTTTGCAATTGTTGTATTCTTATTTATTATGAATGTGTAATCTGCAACAGTAATACAATTAATATCTGTTTGTGGAGTTGTTGTTGTTAAATAACTTGTACCTGAAGGTGAAACTATAGATTTCTCGACCCCTGCCAATGTGTATACTTTAATAGCACCGTTTGTAATTAAAACTTGGTATTCTTCAATTTCACTTCTGTTAATTAAATGTGTTTTAACTGACGTATCTGTTGCTGTACTTAATTTTGCAATATGTTCTGTCGGTGGTCGTTTACCTAATCCAAAGACAACATCAGATAATCCGTTTTCTTGAACTGCTGCTTGGTTAGGTAATCTAACGGTATCGGGTTGTTGTGATATACCGTTTAATAAATTTTGAATTGAAGAACTAACTAATCTAGCCATTGTTAATCTTCTGGTTGAAAGTTGTTTCTATCTAGTGTTCTTGCAACGTCATAGTTATTAAAGATACTGTGATCTCTTGTATCTCCTTCTGCTTCTTTTAAAACAGACAAAGCTTGTAATTCATCGACTTGATGAAATTTATGTAAAAGGTCAGAGGCTAACATTCTATCTTGAAAAAGTCTTGCAGCTCTAACTGTAATATATCTTTTAGCTGCTTCAGGTATTTCTGTAAAATCTAAAAACCATGTAATGTTAACGTAAACAATTGCATCAGTTAAAGTGTATGTATGTTTTTTTCTATCCCATAATTTTCTAGCACGTTCTACGTAGTCACTATTCGCACTAGCACCAGAGGTATCTATTCTTAAACAATTGGAAGGAAGCTCAATCTGATTAGATGAGTTAGGAATTAATTGGTAATCTTGATCTATATTAAAATGCCAGCCAACACTTTGTACTTCTCGACTTACATTATCTAATATTGTTATAGCAATAGCCACATCAGTAGTTGTTGCAGCCGTTATTGTGTTAACAGGAGTTTCTCCTATTGAAGTCATCATAACATTAACTGCTTCTAATTTTGTTGTTGTTGCTGTTGTCATATATGTTTTATTTAAATTTGTGATTGTTCTATTTGAAGTTGTCGACTTCAGGGGTCAATTTCTCGACCCCTAAAATCAGTAAAAACAACGTAAATAAATTACGAAGTTTTGATTTCGAACGCTGCGTCAGGTCTAAGAATACCGTGACCCATAGCATATTTAGCTACAAGTAGAGTACCTTGTCTTCTAACGTCGTATTCCATCTCGACAGCTAAATCCATTAGCTTCACCGTTCCGACACAAGATTTGTGCCAAACAGCACCAACAGTAGTCGAGTAGTTACCACCCAATGTACCGTCAGATCCGTCAAGAACTCCAGATGTTACGTTTGTAGAAGGTAAGTTGTTAGTTTTCACAATGTGAATACCTGCAACTTTTAATACTTCACCTTCAGCGTAAGCACCTTTTCCACCCCAGTCTCTATTAATCACATTAGTAGTTTGTACTAATTGATAATAAGCTGCAGGTGAAACGGCACAATATCTGTCGTTTTCTGGTATGTTTGCTTCGTCCATTTTTTGAGCTGCACTAAAAATAGTAGCTGCTGCAGATGCTCCGTTAGTAACGAAGTCGGCATCAGTTAAAGCTGCTCCTGCTGCTTGAGGTGCTGCTGCAGATGCTCTTGATGCGTTGACGATTTGTTGGTAGACGTGCTTGTCCATAGTTTGAGCTAGAACATTTCCACACTCTTTTGAGTATTGTGATCTAACGTCATAATGGTTTTTCGCTTCGTCTATTTTAGCGATAAACGTAGGAGCAATAAGCAATCCTTGAATTGCAATTGTTCTTTCGTTATGTGTTATAGTACCACCAGTAATCTCATTTCCTGCAGTATGGTATGAAGCTGTTGCTTTACCCATAACTGGAAATTGAGCTGACTGACCTGAACTGATACTTCTAACAACGTGTTTGTCGGCTGTTGATTGTGCATCTTCAAACGCAGTAAGAACTTCGCCTGAAAATACTTTTAAGAAAAGTGCAGTTGTCGAACCCGTTGCTGCTGCTTGTCCTAAATTTGATACTGTAGCATTTGACATGATATAGTATTCCTTTCGTTATTAAAATGTAATTAACTTTATACTTTTAGTTAAAAGCAGTATCAGTATTGTCCTCCTCAGAGGGTATTGTCTTTCTTTTACTTTTTTAGGTGTAATTACTTAACCTAAAACTTATATAATAGTAGAACGAGCAAGTTTATCTTCTACTTGCTTTCTAAACGCAGGGTCATTCGCATATTGAGGATTAGACATGTCAGCTTTGACTTGTGCCATACTTTCATATTTTAATCCCGATGCAGTAACACCTGTTTCTCCTACTCTTAAATTTGGTTCGGTAGTTTCAGCTTTATACCTCGCTGCCATACCTTTAATTGTGTACAACGCAGTTTGATTATCTTTATCAATACCTGTGTTAAATAATTCTACTTCATCTTTAGATAAATTATTTTGTACCCAATCAATCATTTTACCGTATTCATCTTTACCACCAACACTATCGTGTGCTTCGGTTTCAAACCTAGTAGCTACAGCTTTTATACCTTCGATGTAATTATCAACATACGATTTAGGCAATCCTGAAGCTTCTAGGTTTTTCATCGTTTCATCACTTAATGAACCATGTTCTTCAAACTCGTTTTGAATAGAATTAAAATCAATTCCTTTAAGACCATCGGCAGGTGCATCAGCTTTTAATGTTTCTGCAGGTGTATCTTCTTCTTTTGGTTGTCCTAATTTCTTTTCTAATTCTTGATAAGATTTAATTAATTCTTCTTGAGAACCAAACTTACCAAGTATTTTTTCTTCTACTTTAGGAGCTTCCTCTACAACAGGAGTAGTTTCCTCACCTGTATTAATATCTTTTGTATTAGCCTGTGCATCTGCTTTTTGAACCATAGCATCTATATGCTCTTGACTATCTTTTGACGTTTCTTCGGGTACTTGGAGTTTATTAGCTTCTTCCATTAGTTATTTTCCTTTGCTTGTTCTATTTGTGCTTGTTGATCTCCCTTTGCCGCATCTCTCGCCATTCCCATACCTTCTTTAGCTACACTACCTGCTACTTGAGCTTGTAGTTGTTCTTCTTGTGCTTGTTGTTGTTCCATAGCCATTTGTTGTTCGTCTTTAATTAGACCGTCCATATCAACACCTAACGATGTACCAACTCTTTTAATGTACTCTCCAATATTTAAAGATTGCAAACCACTTTCTCCAAACGGTGCAATCTGTTGAACGAATGTATTTAATCTTTGTAAATCTGTTGATCTACCTAATGCTTCTAAACCAGTAACAATTTTAGGTCTTACTTGTCCTTTAGGTAATACAGGTAATTTCTTTTTCTTTTCCATTTGATACATTAATCTATTAATCAAAGGTAACTGTAATTCTTGAGATAACAGCGAGTAAAGACCACCTAAACTATCATCTAGTTCTTGGCTAACGTATTCTATTTCTTTAGCTGTTACTCTGTCAGCATCACGTTGAACTGAAGTGTTAAGCATAAATGCAAACTGTAATCTGTCTTGTATCATTCTCATTGTTTGAAAAGCGATATTAAAGTCAGCACCTTTGTTAACTTGAAGTGTTGTTACATCTTCTGCATTACCTTCTCTAATTGCTCCGTTAGGACTTTCAGATAAAGTTTTAAGTCTTGTACTTCCGTTAGGTTTTACTAAAAATAAAATCTTACTTGAAGCTGCTGAACCTTCTACTACTGATCTATATAATGATTCTAAACTACGTAAGTCTCCAATATACTCCTCAATAAATCCTCTGCCCCAATCCTCATTGTCGATTGAAGTGTATCGTAAGGGAATAAAAGGTGACTTGTCGAGAGGGTAAGTCCCTTGACTGTCTAGCAATATCTCATCGCTACATTCTTGATGGACAAGCCACTTTTTATTATCTTCCGAACGTCTAACGTACGTATAGATATCGATTGTATTTTCGTAAGAAGAAGTTGTTTCTCCTTTTAATTTTTCAATTACTTCTGGGGGAGCTGAATTCGGACTAACTGTATCTTTTGTAATTATTTCTAATACATTACCAGTAGCGTCTCTTTTACATACGTACCTATCTAAATGGTACACTTTCATACTTAATTCAGGTGTAATATAAAGAAGGCAGTTTCCACCAATAATTAAATGTTTTAAAGCTTCGAAAATTGTTGTTCTAAAATTGTTAACTTCCATTTCATTCATTACAACTCTTTCAAGAGAACCTAATGCTTTTTCAAATTCACCTTTCATACCACCTTGACCTGCTATTTCTGCCATCGTGAATTCATCTATAGCTAA